GCGGCTGGCCGCGACCGGCGCGTGCCTGCCGGCGATCCCCGCCGGCGGGGTGGCGGCGATCACCTTCGAGGCGGGCTTCGGCGCGGACTGGGCGGCGCTGCCGGCCGACCTGGCGCAGGCGGTGCTGCTGCTGGCGGCGGACTACTACGAAACCCGCCACGAGGGCGGGGCGAGCGGCGCGGCGCTGCCCTTCGGGGTGGCGGCGCTGGTCGAGCGCTGGCGCAACGTGCGCGTTCTTGGCGGGGGCGCGGCATGAGGCCGCCGGTCCTGTCCCGGCCGCTGGTGCTCGAGGCGCGGGCGCGGGTGGCCGACGGCGCCGGCGGTTTCGTCGAGACCTGGGAGGCGCGCGGCACGCTGTGGGCCGAGGTGGCCCCCGGGGCGGGCACGGCGGCCGAGGGGGGCGACGTGGCGCTGGGCGCGCTGGGGCTGCGGATCGTGGTGCGCGCGGCGCCGCAGGGCGCGCCCGACCGGCCCGTGCCGGGGCAGCGGTTTCGCGACGGGGCGCGGCTTTTCGCGATCCTGAGCGTGGCCGAGCGCGACGGCACCGGGCGGCACCTGCTGTGCCACGCGCGCGAGGAGGTGGTGCGATGAGCTATCGCGCGGGCGCGGCGCTTCAGGCCGCGATCTGGGAACGGCTGACCGGCGACGCGGCGCTGGCGGCGCTGGTGGGCGGCGCGATTCACGACGCGCCGCCCGAGGGGCCGCTGGCCGGCACCCACGTTCTGCTGGGCCCCGAAGAGGTGCGCCCGGCCGGCGACGGGACGGGCGGCGGGGCCGAGCACCGGCTGGTGGTGTCGGTGATCACCGACGCCGCCGGCTTTCGGGCCGCCAAGGCGGCGGCGGGCGCGGTCTCGGGCGCGCTGGACGGCGCCGCGCTGGCGCTGGCCGAGGGGCGGCTGGTGTCGATGCAGTTCCTGCGCGCGGTGGCAAGGCGCGACGACCGCGCCGCCCGCCGCCGCATCGACCTGACCTTCCGGGCCCGGGTCGAGACCTGAGCCCCCTTCGGGCCGGCCGCGCGGGGCCGGCCGGGGATGCCTCCGGCGGGAGTATTTGGACCAAGGTGAAGAACGGGGCGCAATCCCCTTTCATCTTGGCGAAAAATACTCCCGCCGGAGGCGTCCCGAACCGTCCACGGGCGGTGCCGCCGGGATGGCGCGCCGCCCCCATCATCTTCGAGGAGACCAGGCATGGCTGTTCAGAACGGCAAGGATCTGCTGATCCGCATCGACCTGAGCGGATCGGGGCAGTTCGAGACCTTCGCGGGGCTGCGGGCGAGCCGGATCAGCTTCAACGCCGAGACGGTGGATGTCACCAGTCTCGAAAGCCAGGGCGGCTGGCGCGAGCTGCTGGCCGGGGCGGGGGTGAAATCGGCCGCGATCACCGGCTCGGGCGTGTTTCGCGACGCGGCCAGCGACGAGCGCGCGCGGGCAATCTTCTTCGCCGGCGAGGTGCCGCAGTTCCAGGTGGTGATCCCCGATTTCGGGATCGTGCAGGGGCCGTTCCAGATCACCGCGATCGAATACGCCGGCACATGGAACGGCGAGGCGACCTACGAGGTGACGCTGGCCTCGGCCGGCGTGCTTGGCTTCACGGCGCTGTGATGGCCAATCCGCACGCGGGCGAGGTGGCGCTGTGGCTCGACGGCCGCCGCCACGTGTGCCGGCTGACGCTGGGGGCGCTGGCCGAGCTGGAGGAGGGGCTGGGCGTCGACACGCTGGTGGCGCTGGTCGGGCGGTTCGAGGGCGGGCAGGTTTCGGCGCGCGACGTGCTGGCACTGGTGGTCGCGGGGCTGCGCGGCGGCGGCTGGCAGGGGACGGCGGACGACCTCCGGGTGGCCGAGATCCGGGGCGGGCCGGTCGAGGCGGCGCGGGTGGCGGCCGAGTTGCTGGCGCGCGCCTTCGCGATGCCGGAGCGGGCATGAGCCGGCGGCGCGGGGCCAAGGCGCGGCGGCGCGCGGCGGCGGTGCCGCCGGCCGGGCAGGAGGTTCCCGAGGCCGCGCCGCCGCCGCCGCCATCGCCCCGGTTCGACTGGGCCGGGCTGATGCGGGCGGGGATCGGCGGGCTGGGGCTGCGGCCCGACGAGTTCTGGCGGCTGACGCCGGTGGAGCTGCTGCTGCTGCTCGGCCTCGAGGCCGGGCCGGCGCCGCTGACGCGGGACGGGTTGATGCGGCTGGCCGAGCGCTGGGGCGGGGCGGCCGGCGAAGGCAGGGGAGAGCGTGGCGATGGATGAGATCGAGGATTTCGACGCGCAGGTGGCGGCGCTGGCCGAGACCCTGCGCGGCGCCGGCGGCGTGGCCGCGGCCTTCGACGGCGAGATGCAGCGCTTGCGCGGCGGGCTTCTGTTCACCGGCCGCGAGGTGGACACGCTGGGGCGCAGCGTTGGCGTCGGGCTGCGGCGGGCGTTCGAGGGGCTGGTGTTCGACGGGGTGCGCCTGTCGGACGCGCTGCGCCAGGTGGCAAGCCGGATGGCCGATGCGGCCTTCGGCATCGCCCTCCGGCCGGTGCAATCGGCGGTGGGCGGTGCGGTGGCCGAGGGGCTTGCGGGCCTTTTGGGCGGGGTGGCGCCGTTCGCGCGGGGCGGCGCCTTTGCGCAAGGCCGCGTGATGCCGTTCGCGCAGGGCGGCATCGTGTCGGGGCCGGTGGCGTTTCCGATCCGCGGCGGGCGCACCGGGCTGATGGGCGAGGCCGGGCCGGAGGCGATCTTGCCGCTCGCACGCGGCGCCGACGGACGGCTGGGGGTGCAGGGCGGCGGCGGCGGGCGGGCGGTGAACGTGGTGATCAACGTCGCCACCCCCGATGTCGAGGGCTTCGCGCGGTCGCGCGGACAGATCGCGGCGCAGGTGTCGCGGGCGCTGGCGAGCGGGGCGCGCAATCGGTGAGGCGGCCCCGGGGGGCGCTGCCCCCCGGACCCCCCGGAGTATTTCAGCCAAGGTGAAGGGCAGGGCGGTGCGCCGCCGCCCGGTGGAGGCAGGATGGGATTTCACGAGGTGCGGTTTCCGGCGTCGCTGAGCTTCGGCTCGGTCGGCGGGCCGGAGCGGCGGGTGGAGATCGTGACGCTGGCCAGCGGCCACGAGGAACGCGCGAGCCCGTGGGCGCATTCGCGGCGGCGCTATGACGCCGGGCTGGGGTTGCGCTCGCTCGACGATGTCGGGCTGCTGATCGCGTTCTTCGAGGCGCGGGGCGGGCAGTTGCACGGGTTCCGCTGGAAGGACTGGGCCGACTGGAAGTCGGCGCCGGCGGCGGGCGAGGTCGGGCCCGAGGACCAGGTGCTGGGCGAGGGCGACGGGGTGGTGCGCGAGTTCCAGTTGCGCAAGGCCTACCGGTCGGGGGCGCAGGTTTACCGGCGGCCGATCGCCAAGCCGGTGGCGGGCAGCGTGCGGGTGGCGGTGCGCGGCGTGCCGCTGGTCGAGGGGGTGCACTACGATGTCGACCATGCCACCGGACGGGTGCGCCTGGTCGATCCGCCGCCGGCGGGGATGGCTGTGACGGCGGGTTTCGAATTCGACGTGCCGGTGCGCTTCGACACCGACCGGATCATGGTTTCGGTGGCGTCGTTCCAGGCCGGCGACGTGCCCGACGTGCCGGTGATCGAGGTGCGGACATGAGCGCGGTGGAGACGCGGGCGCGGGCCTGGGCGGTGAGCCCGCGCGCCGGTGCAGTGCTGGGCTTTACCGACCACGACCGCGACCTGAGCTTCGAGGGGATCGTGTTTCGCGCCGGCACCGGCATGAGCGCGCGGGCGCTGGTGCGCGGCACCGGGCTGGCGGTGGACAATTCCGAGGGGTTCGGGGCGCTGTCGGATGCTGCCATCTCGGAGGACGACATCCGCGCCGGGCGCCTTGACGGTGCCGGCGTGCGGATCTGGGAGGTGAACTGGGCCGACGTGGACGAGCGGCGCGAGGTGTTCCGCGGCTCGATCGGCGAGATCTCGCGCGCGTTGTGGCGCGGGACCGGGGCGTTCCGGGCCGAGTTGCGGGGGTTGGCCGAGGCGCTCTCGGTCGAGGGCGGGTTCGTCTATCACCGGCGCTGCTCGGCGGTGCTGGGGGACGGGCGCTGCCGCTTCGACCTGGCCACGCCGGGGTTCGCCGAGGTGCGCGCGGTCGAGACGGCAGAAGGCGGGCGGGTGCTGGGCTGGGCGGCGTTCGCGGGTTTCGAGGCGGGGTGGTTCGCGGAGGGCTGCGTCGAGGTGCTGGAGGGGGCCGCGGCCGGGCGGCGCGCGGTGATCCGCGACGACCGGGTGCAGGGCGCGGGGCGGCGGATCGAGTTGTGGGAGGCGCTGGCGGGGCTGGCGCCGGGCGAGCGGGTGCGGATCGTCGCGGGGTGCGACAAGCGCGCGGGCACCTGCCGGCTGAAATTCGACAATTTCAACAACTTCCGAGGCTTTCCTCATATCCCCGGCGACGACTGGCTGGCGGTGTTCCCGACCCGGGCGAGGGGCAACGACGGCGGGAGCATGAACCAATGAGCGGGCAGCGGGTGGTGGAGGCCGCGCGGGGGTGGATCGGGACGCCCTATGTCCACCAGGCGGCGGTGCGCGGGGCGGGGACCGATTGCCTGGGGCTGGTGCGCGGGGTCTGGCGCGAGGTGGTGGGGGGCGAACCCGAGGCGGTGCCGGCCTATACCCCCGACTGGGACGAGGCCGCCGGGCGCGAGGTTCTGTGGGCCGCGGCGGCGCGCCTGATGCGCGAGAAGCCGGTGGGCGAGGCCGCGGCGGGCGACGTGCTCCTGTTCCGGATGCGGGCGGGCGCGGTGGCCAAGCACCTGGCGATCCAGGGCGAGGTCGGGCCGCGCGCGACGTTCATCCACGCGATGAGCGGGGCGCGGGTGGTGGAAAGCCCGTTCTCGGCCCCCTGGGCGCGGCGGGTGGTGGCGCGGTTCGTTCTGCCGGCGGGGTGACGGGCGGCGGGGTGGAGGGGGGCGCTGCCCCCC